TTGTGAATCTGCTGTATCAGAAGCTAAAGCAATTAGCGTATCTTCTGTTGTATTACTCACAAGTTGATAACAATTAGTTGGTATTAAACTTTGTACTGATACTGTAATGTCTAAACCATCATTTGTTAATGTATCATCATCAGCAAAATATTCTCTTATAGCAGTGTTGTTATTTCTTGCTTGTGCAAAATATGCAAACTTACCTGCTGATACTGGTTGCACTGCATCATCATGTTCAAATGAAGATACTTCATTAAGTATAGCTGTAGTAGGTGATATAGTATCTCCTGCACTATCTAATTTATATTGTGCTGTATCAGAAAATAAAAGTAAAGACTCATTAAATCCTACAGAGTTTTTAAGTGTATTAACTTGTGTGCCTGAAGCCGCAATATCAATAGGGTCAGTATCTAAAACTTGTGTTGTAGTAGTTTGAAAGTAATTAAAGAAACTAGCATTTTCTGTTAATACTAAATTCTCACCAGACATAATACCTAGTCTGTTTTTATAAAATGTTAAACCATTAATTTTTTTACCTACAAAACTAGGGTTAGCATTTGTATCACTATCTCCACATGTTCTATCTGTCCAATCTAATTGTTTAAATGTAAATGTACCGTTATTGTTATTAATCAATGCGTGTGGCATTGTAGAATTATCTAAACCTACAGAAGTTGCAGGTGCAATAGTTTCATTCCATACACCATTACCTTGAAATGCAACATAGTAATCAGACAAAGTATCACCTTCATCTCCTGTTACTTTTAGTATAACTCCAAGTTTACCATAGTAAGGTAAATCACTAAAATCTTGTATCTTATCTCTTATAGCATACATAGCTGTGTTACCTGAACCATCTGCTGTACTTACAGTATAATTAGCATTGTTATCTGTAGGTTTTCCATAAATTACAGAATCAAAACTTTCAAAAGTAAAATGAGATGTAAAACCAGAATAATTAGCTAAACCTTGAGTTGATGAAACTGTAGCTCCTGTGTCTGTTCTTACAGTTTTAAAACCAATACCATTAGCATTACTATCCCAATGTGTGCTAGATTCTCCATTTAATAATATATCTTTAATTTTGTTTGTATCTCTAAATTTACTATCAGTAGAAGCATCATTACCAGTAGGTAATTGAAATTGTACTTCTAACTCTTGTGCCATGTTAGGGTGTTTTAATGCTACTTTATATTCTCTACCATAATTTGTTAATTTAACATTTATTAAAAACTCTTCTACTTTAGCCGCACTTGTAGTTGAATCTGCCGCTACTGTTGTAGCTGTGTTTGCAATAAAAGTAAAATCAGCAATGTTTACTAATTTAAAATTAGCTTTAGGATTTGTAGATGTTAAATAACTTGAACCACTTTGAACTGTAACAGTTTTAACATTTCCTTCTAAGTCCCAAACTTTAACACCACCATTGTAAAATGCTACAATATATTGGTTAGACTCATCTCTTTGAATAGACCAAAATTTAGTTTTATTAGAATATAAGTTAGTAGAATCTAAAGTTGCTACATAGTCTAATGAAGGTCTTTTAGATAAACCTTCTACTATACTATTTTGAAAATTAACTTGGTCTTCACCTTGATTTATTCCTCTTTGAGTAGGTGTCTGTTGAGACATACCATTAAGAAAATTAGGTATTGACTGTGATACCACACCACCCATTAGTAAGTCCTTCTAGTTGTTCTGTTAATTATTGAAAACGTATTTGAATCACCATTAAGAATGTTAATATCTGACTCTTGAGAATCTGCTTGATGAAATGACATTAATGCTTCATTCTCATCTTGACCAATTAATTTTGTAATTTGTGAGTCACCTATAAATCTTGACGCAAATCTTCTTGATGCTTTCATTGTTATATATCGTCTTGCGTATTCTGGAAGATGTTCAAATTGTTGAACTAAGACTAAGTCAACTGAACTAGGTGCACTTGTAAATACATCAGTATGTTTTTCCATGTCATATAAAAAACCATTTCTAATTGTATAATTGTAATTTCTGTATTGTTGGTTTGCATCTGCTTTTACACAGTTTGCAGGTAAAGGAACTTTGTTATCACTATCTAAAGATAATGATTTATAATTTGTGTGTGTGTTAAAATTCCAACCTTGAGATTGGATTGACATAGATGTTTCGTCAAGGATATTTTTAGCGACAGATACATCTACAGTAGTTGTCCCTGTAATTGAGTTTACTGGAGCTTCTCCAATAGTGCTCAACATAGTGTTTACTGCTTGTAACTCAGTAGTTGGTATAATTTGTGTTGTCATTTTATCCTTTTAAATTAAAAATAGAAAAGGGGGATTTGACTCCCCCTAATCTAAGTATAAGTAAAGAAACGATTACGCTTCTTTAATGCCTACAGCCGCTTCTGGTCTTAATACACCATGACCCATAGCATATTTAGCAACCATTAACGTACCTTGTCTTCTTATATCATACTCTTTCTCTACAGCTAAGTCCATTAGCTTAACAGTACCAACCGCACTTGGGTGTGATACTAGAGCAACGTAGTTAGTTAAGTTTACAGCTTGAGGGTTTGAACCACCTGCTGTAGCTGAACCTTGGTCTACGCCTGAGTTTACATTAGAAGCTACAAAGTGTGCAACAGGTACTAATTCAATACCTGCAATTTTAAGCACTTTACCTTCAGCGATTGAACCGTTACCACTGAAATCAACATTCACTGCGTTTGTAGCGTTTGCTAATTTGTAGTATTCTTCCAATCTCATAAAGCATTTTCTGCCTTCTGAAGGAACGTAGTTTGCATCTAATTGTTTTGCCGCACCAAATAGTGCATCAATCATTGCGTTAGCCGCAGTAGCGTCTGTTGCTGAAGCGATACCAGTATTAGTGATAGTTGCTCCTGCTCCATATCCACTGTCAGATACGTTAGCTGATGCTAATGATGCTTGACCAATAGTTTGTAAAATGTGCTTGTCTTTAGTAAAAGCTAATGCTCTTCCTATTTCTTGTGAGTAAGCACTTCTTACGTCCCAATGGTTTTTTGCTTCCTCAATATTTGATAAAAATACTGAAGATGTTAAAAGGTCATTAATTGTAATAACCTTTTCGTTGTGATTTACGTCAGAACCGTTGATTTCTGCTCCTGCTGTGTGGTAAGCCGCCGCTACTCTACCCATTACTGGGAAAGTTGCTGATTTACCAGATGCAATACTTCTTACCATATCTGCACCTGCTGTTTTTGAAGCTCTATCAAATGAAGTAATTACTTCACCTGCGAATACTTTTAAAAACAATGCGTCTTCTGAACCACCTGCATTTGCTCTTCCAACTGATACTGGATTTGCGTTTGCCATATTTGTCTCCTTTGTGATTTATGACTTAGTTTATAAAAGCCTCTTCAATTCAGTTATTTAGTCAAGATTGTCTACCGCAGTAGGTCAAGTTATTTGGCTAATTAAAGTTGGCAGTTGCCACGCATAAGCGTTGCACAACTATATTAACAATCCCACTTACGTAAAGCTAATGCTTTTCTAGTAGGTTTGCCGTTTTTAGACATAGCTCCTTTTACACCACCCATACGAGCACAAAACGATTTACGTCTTGAACTTGTTTTACTTTTGGTAGGTGCTTTTAAGTTATGTCCTTTGCTCTTAAAGTGAGCTCTCCCTGCGGCGTTTAAGCCGCCTGAAGGACTTTGGTATTTTTTAGCAACCATTATGCTTTCGCAGTTTTGGCGGCTCTCTTAAATTGTTTAGCAGTAGGTCTACCTTTAGCTCCTGCTTTTCGCATTTTTTCACCTGAACCTGCTTTAATTCTAGCACGTTTTTTATGAATGTTTGCGTATAGTCCGTTCTTTGCCATATTATTTTTTCTTTTTACTACTCATTATTTTTGATTTTAAAGCGGCAGGTAGTCTTTTCTGTCCACCTTTTAACGCTTTACTTGGTCTTCCTTTTTTAGAACCATAAGTTCCTTTTCCCATTGGCATATTTATTTCTCCTTTTTGGTTTTATCTACTAGGGGTACTTTTGATTTTTCAATAATGTCATCTATTTGTTTAAGACAACATTTTGCATGAGTTCTTTTATCAAATCTATCTTTCAATATATCCATAAATTTATCATGGTCAGCAACACCCACAGGGTTTTGTAAAAATGTATCTATTGTTGCAGTATGTTCAGCTTCATCAGCTTCATACCTTTTCTTTAACGCATGTAACCAAGCAATCATATTATAACTCCGAGTTAGATATTTTGTTTTTAACCATTGCTTGATAAGCAGGGTCTTTAGCATATCTAGGGTCAGACATAGCTTGTGTAACTTCAGCCCAAGATGCGTAACCTTGTTCAGGAGTAGGCGTAGCTCTGCCTTGTGTTAAAGAAGGTTCTGAACCATTTGCTGATTCATACTTAGCTTTAAGACCATCAACTGCTAATTTAACAGTGTCCATATCTTTACTGTTTACTGCTGTGTTATATGCTTTTTTCTCACCATCAGACATATTACTTGCCGCCCATTCAGCCATTTCTGTGTAGGCTTCATCACCACCTACCATATTTTTAACGGTTGAAGTTTGTTGGTCACCAATAGCTTTTTGTCCTGCAATAAATTGGTCAACATATTCTTTCGGAATACCTGACTTTTCTAATGCGTCATAAGATTTATCATCTAGTTTACCATTTTGTGCATACTCATCAGCTAAACTATCCATGTTTAAACCTGCATTTTCAACAGCTTTTTCAGCTATATCTAATTCACCTTTTTGTTCTTCTTTAGGTTCTTCTTCTTTTAAAGTTGCTTGATTAACTGGGTCAACTTCTTCTGTTTTTGGAGATTGTTCACCAAGTTTTTTTTCAAGTTCCGAATAACTTTTTGCCAAATCTTCAACTGACTTAAATTTTTCTGGTAAACCTTGAACACTTTGTGTAGACTGTTTCTCCTCTACTGGCTTTTCGCTAGTAGTTTCTGGTTGTTTTATTTCTACTGTTTCTACCATTTTTTATTCCTCTATTGTGGTTGTGGTTTAGTTGCATTATTAGCAACAGGTGCTACAGCTTTCTCAGCCATTTGCATCATTTGCTCATTTTGCATTTGCTCTTCTTGAGCTTCCTGTTCTTGTGCCATTTGTTCTTGTGACTTTATTAAACCTTCAGTTTCAATTCCTAAACCAGTAGCAATACGCTTAATTAAATCGTCTGGGTTTAATGACTGCACAACAGCAGGATTTATTTGAGCTAAGTTACCTATCTCAGCTACAAATTCTCTTAATTTTTGTAAATCATTTCCTCTACCTAATGCTTCAATACCAGTAATAATTGTAGGTCTTACTGATTTTTCAGGTAATGATGGTATTTCATTTGCTTGTTCCATTCTTTTCATAAGAATAGTTACTAATGGTAATTGAAATTCTTGTGATAATAAAGAATATATACCACCCATTGCTGTTTCTAATTGTTCAGCCATGTATCTAATTTCTTGAGCAGTCACACGTTCAGCATTTCTTTGTATTGCTGTATGTAATAAGAAAGCAAATGATAATCTTTCTTCTAATTTTTGTATACTTCTTTCTACAACTTGTAAATCATATTGTTTTTCTGCTTGTAGTACAGACACATCATCTCTGCTTCCTGTAATGATGTCACCATTTCTACTTAATGATAAATCTTTTTTTCTAGTCACTGCATTTGGTCTTACCATAAATACTACTTTACTTGAAGCCGCCGCAGATTCTACTAATGCTTGAGACAATCCTTCTAATGATTTTAAATCTCCTAAAAATTCTTCTACATATCCTCTACCATAGTCTTCATTATCAACTCTAACCATTCTTAGAGCTTGGTAAGGCATACGTTCTTTATTAAATGTTCCAACAGATTCAGGCATTTTAATACCATTAACTTCTTGACAAACATAAAATTTCTTATCGTCTAATTTATATATGTGAGTATATAATTCTATCTCTTCATCTTTTTTATATTCAGGGTCAGCTATAACTTGTGCCGCTATTTCTTTACCTAAAGCTAATATACTTAATTTTTCTTGTATAATTATTTCACAAACATTACCTGAACTATCTCTTTGACAAACATATTGATGTAAAGGAAATACTCTCATGCTTCCTTTTTTAGGTAAATAAGTTAGTACATTACCAGACACTATCAAATGTTTTAATGCTTCAAATACAGATACTCTTAAAGCAAGTTGTTCAATTTTATTTGATACTTCTTTTTCTATAACAGCTAAAGATTTTTCTACATCAGATTTTATTTCTTTGTTTTCATCTAATTCTTGTTTAGCTTTTCCTGCTATTGATAATCTAAAAAAGGGAGAGTTTGGTGGAAGTAATAGTAATAAAAGTTTAGAAGCTAAATTGTTTACACCCCTAGCTCCTACAGATTGGAAGGGGTTATACAAATCAGAAGATGCTGTAAAACCATCTGGTTGTATTAGAGAGGGAATAGTGACTTCAGAACATTCTTCTGCTCTATCTAAGAAATGTTCTCTGTCTTGTTTTAATTTTGAATAACGCTGTTTTGCTGTATCTTTTGTAAAATTGTTATCCATGTATTCCATTTATTAAGCTATATTTAAAGTATTACTAGATGTCGCTGTATTAACTCCACTAGAAGTTTGTAATGCAGATGTACCTGACTTTTTCTTAGCTTTCTTTTTAAGTTTTCCATCTTGCTCGTCTGCTGTAACCAATGTTGGAGCTAAGTCATCACCAATAGGTGACATATTAACTGGTGGTGGAGCAGGTTTTACTTCAGGAACTTTAGGTTTTGATAAACACATAATTATTTCTCTGTCCTCTCTTTTAAAGTATTGATAAAATTTACAACGTCACGCTGACCTGCTTTAAAATAAATAGTTTTAGTATCATCTTTTAAATCAGGAGATTTTTCAGGATAAACTTCATTAAGTAGTTTAACTAAATCATCTACGTTATTTGGTAATGTTAAATCGTCCATTGTATTCGTCTAAAAAGGGAACTTTACTCCCACAAGCTCCCTGTTACTGTACCTTTGTTATATTCTGTAGCTCTATTTTCAAAGAAATTAGCATGTTCTACACCATTTAACACCCAATCTAACCAACCTAAAGGGTTTTGTTTAACACCAAAATTAGGTTTTAATGATAGTTGTAACAGTCTTCTGTCAGCAATATATCTAATATATTGTTTAACTTCTTCTGCTTTCAATCCTCTAATACCGCCCATACTAAATGCTAAATCAATGAATCTATCTTCTAATGCAACCATATCTCTAGCTGTTTGATAGATACTTGCTTTAAATTTTTCTGTCCAAATATTAGGATTTTCTTTTATTAATTGATGAAACAATTTAATCATACCATCTACGTGATGAGTCTCATCTCTAATAGACCATGTAACTATTTGACACATGCCCTTCATTCTTCCGTATCTTTGAAAGTTTAGTAGCATAACAAATGATGCAAACAACTGTAAGCCTTCACCAAATGCAGAAAAACAAGCTATCTCTTTAGCTAATCCTTCTAATCCTTTACCTTTACTAGCAAATAAATACTCATGTTTATCAGCCATTTCTTTATATTCTTGAAATGCTTTGTATTCTTTATCTGGTAATCCGATTGTATCATTAAGTAATGAATAACTATGTGCGTGATTAGCTTCACTTGTAGCAAAAGAAGACAACATCATTCTAACTTCAGGTGATTTAAACTTAGGTATATATTTATCTAAGTATGCTTGAGCTATATCTACGTCACCTTGAGTAAAGAATTTAAGAATTTGTGATATAAGATTTTTTTCTTCTGCACTTAATCTTTCATTCCAGTCTCTTACATCTTCATGTAAAGGTACTTCACTAGGTAGCCAGTGCATTTTTTGTTGCATGTCGTAAGATTCAAAAGCCCATTCGTAATCAAATGGTTTGTAATGTACTCTTTCTTTAAATAAACTCATAGTTTGTTTTTTAACTCCTCTAAATATGTTTGTTCTTCTGAGTGGCAACACTCATTGTTGTTTTCTTTTTCTTTAGTATGTGTCTTACACTTCTTCTTTTTAAAAATAGAATCATAATTTTTTCTATATGCGTCAGTAGGAAGATGCACACCATCTCTAATTTTATAATCTTTAAAGCCCATAAATCAATTCTATTCCTTCTATTATAATTATTATTAATAATTCTATTGCTAAGATAGTATGATATACAGTCCATAAGACAGTTTGTTTAGGTGGTTTTCTTTTTCTACGTTTACGTCTTGGTTTATCCATACCATCAAATATACTACTATCCGTCATTATCCCTCACATGCTAAACAATCTGCTTCTGGTATGATTGTTCTTTCTATTTTTTTAGATACCAATTCTGCACGTTTAATTGCTTCTGAACGACAGTAATAAAGTGTCTTTAATTTTTTCTTCCAAGCTAACATGTGTATGTCATGTAACTCTTTAATGTTTACATCAGCAGGGACAAACACATTAACTGATTGTCCTTGACAAATATATTGTTGTCTATCTGCGGCATGTTCTATTACCCATTGTTGGTTAATTTCAATCGCAGTTTTAAACGTATCTTTTTCATAATCAGATAGCTCTTTAATATGAAGCACTGAGCCTCTATTCGCAAGTATTGAAGTCCAAGTCTTATCATTATTTATCTCCTTTTTTTCTAATAATTTTTCTAAGTATTTATTCTTAACTAAAAAAGAACCTGACATAGTTTTTTGCACATAAGCATTAGCTCTGTATGGTTCTATTGATGGTGATGTTGTACCACAAATAATAGATGAAGAAGCATTAGGTGCAATAGCTAGTAAATGTGCATTACGCATACCAGTATTTTCCATGTCTGGTGCTTCACCTCTTTTAATTGCTAATCTTTTAGATTCTTCTACAGCTTGTTCTTTCATCTTTTTAAATATTTTTAAATTTAATGACTTAGCTAAAGCAGACTCAAAAGGTATTCCTTTAGATTGTAAGTAAGCATGAAAACCCATAGCTCCTAAACCTAAACTTCTTTCACTTGCCGCACTAAATCTAGCTCTAAATAATTCGTCAGGTGCATTGTCAATAAAATGTTGTAAGACATTATCTAAAAATCTAATTAAGTCAGGCACAAACAATGTATCATTTTTCCATTCGTCATACTTTTCTAAATTTACAGAAGACAAACAACACACTGCTGTTCTATTTTCATTAGTAGGTAAAGTTATTTCAGTACATAAATTAGAATGATTAACTCTTAGTCCTAATTTTTTTTGAGGTTCAGGCAATGATTCATTAACAGTATCTATAAATGAAACATAAGGCTCACCAGTAGCAACTCTTGTCTCTAATATCTTTTGCCACAAGTCTCTAGCTGATACAGTACGTACTACTTTTTTTGTATGTGGGTCTATAAGATTCCAACTGTCATCATACGTAGGTTCTTTAACACAATGGTCTATTAATTGCATAAATTCATTAGATAAATTTACACCATGATGTAAGTTTAAACATTTTCTGTGCACATCACCACCACTAGGTTTACGCATCTCCATAAATTCTATAATTTCTGGGTGTGATATATCCATGTAAGCGGCATAACTACCACGTCTTGTTTTACCTTGTGAAAAAGCTAATACTTCTGAGTCTACTACGTGAAGAAAAGGTATTGAACCTGAAGATTGACTACCACCTGATGTAGCAGTACCATCACTTCTTACATCACCCCAGTAGCCACCGATACCACCACCAACAGAAGCTAACCAAGCATTTTCTGTGTAGTGTCCTGTTAATCCTTCTCTACTATCACCAACATAATTTAAAAAACATGAGATAGGCATACCTCTTTTTGTACCACCGTTAGATAAAATAGGTGTAGAAAACATAAACCAAAGTTTAGAAGCATAGTTATATATACGGTCTGCCATTTCATCATTGTCAGAAAATGCTTTAGCCGCTCTCATAAATCCATCTTGCGGTGATTCTTCTTGTGGTAAAAGGTATCTATCTTTTAATGTTGTCTTACCAAAATCAGTAAGTAATTCATCTCTATTATAATCTATTGTCATTGTTTATCTCATCTTTGTTTTTTATATCTAAATATCTCTTTCTATCTAGTGTTAAGTAATTAATTTCTATTGGGTCAAATTTATCTAATGCTTTAAATACAACATCTTTATTTAACTTACTACAAGTGTAGACATCTAATTGAATTATAGCAGGACTATCTTCGTCCCAAGAATGTAATGCTATGTGTGATGTTTCAATAGCTTGTAAGCAAGTTAAACCTCTGTTATCTTTTTTATCTACATAGACAGCAACAGTCTCACCTAAAGGTTTCATACCTAAATCATTTACTAAATTTCTTATCCATGCTTTTATACTATCTATTTGCACAGGTGGTTTTTTGACTGTTGCTCTGATTAAAATGTGTTTGTGTTCAAGCATACACCTCTAATCTTTTGTATCTGTTACAGTAGGTACACCTTCTTTTTCTATAATAATATCAATGTACTGTTTTGCTTTTTTTAAATCTTCTATGCCACCCTTCTTACGCCAACGTGTAATATATTTTACTACATTACCTTCACAGTAAGTTAACTTATTTTTTATAATATAATCAATAGGTTCTATCTCTGAGTTTGCATAGTGAGGTGGGTTTTTTATATTGTCCATAACTTAACCTTCCCTGTTTTCTTATTGTATTCACCATGTCTAAGTATGTGTGCCACTCTAGCTTGAGCTAATGCTTCTTTAGCTGAGTAACCTTTGTCTTTGTAGATACCTTTAACTACTTTCCACAAATCTTTTAACTTAACATTAGTGTATTTTTGTATTAGTTTATTAGCAGTAACAACTCCAACACCATCTATGCCATCATAGCCATCAACCTTATCACCTGTTAATGTCTGTATCATAAATTGATAGTCAGCTAATCGTTGAGGTATCTGCTCTATTGTTTGTCCATCTTGAGATAAGTTACATGGTACTGTTCGTAAATCTTTATCTATACTGACAACAATTCTTTCTTCATTTAAAGAAGGTTCAGTTGCCATAATACCCATGACATCATCAGCTTCTAAGTTTTTCCAAGACACACCATTGTGTTTTTCCATTACATATTCACGTAATGCTTTTAACACCATAGGTTTACGCTTCTCTCTTCTATTACTTTTGTAAGAAGGTAAGACATCTTTTCTAAAATTGTTAGCATCTGTTAATGTAACAACATAATCATCTGCTGATAGACTAGAACCTAAGTCATCTATTACTGCATCTACATCTGCTTTACATACTTTCTCATCACAATGTAATGTCCATAGACCATCACCCCAGTGTGTATCTATTTCATTGTTAAGAGCAATCTTATATAACAATATGTCACCATCAATTAGTAACACTCTTTTCTTTTTGTATTTATCACTCATTTACTATTTCCTTTTGTTTTATTTGCATCTAAATTTTTTGCTAAGAATATTTCAGCTAAAGGTATCATTACACATTTACTTCTAAACCCATCACCAACATTTTTAATTTTACTAATATATTTTCTAGCAAGTTTTTTAACAGTACGTGTATCAAATATTAGTCTACAATAATCATTGTCTCCATCAGCTAATATATGAACCCAGTAGTCAGACTTAGTTGCCATAACTCCTGAAGGTTTACCATTACATTCTATTTCTATTGCAATGTTACCACTCTTAAACCACCAGTCTCTCTCAGTCTTAACTTCTAGTTTACCTTCTTTAAGTATTTTTTCTATTCTGTTTTCTCTATCTTGACCATACTTTAAATCTATATCAAATTTATTATTTTTCATTAATGTGTTCCACTCCAATCATCTCCTATTTTATATTCGCCTGTTCATGGTAATCTTAATTGGAAGTGTTCACCTGTTTTTTGTATTGCTTCAACGGCTAACTTACCAATAGTCTCTGCATCTTTTTCAAGACACTCAACTTGTATTTCGTCATGCACCCAGACAACCTGCTGAGTTTCAGGAATATCCTTAACTAATTTATTAAACTCAACTAACCACTGTTTACACACTAAAGCTCCTGAGCTCTGTAAAAGTGTGTTGAGTGCGGCATGGGCTGACCTTACTTTTATCTGTCTTTTATCAAGACCAAGTAAGTGACCACGCTCTGATGCTAATTGTACTTGCTCTATAAGTTTACTAAGAGCAGGTAAATTATTTAAGAATCTTTTTTTAATCTTAGATGCTTCACCAACTTTTTTACCAGTTACTTCAGCTATTCGTTTGACACCACCACCATATAAAAAGCAATAGTAAAATCTTTTTGCTAAATCTCTTGAGTCTAAACCTGCAAGATTCTGTGTCTCTGTATGTATATCACCTTCTAATACAACTTTAGAATAATCTCCATTGTCATACTTAGACATAAAGTGAGCTAACATTCTAACTTCTAATCCTGATATATCTATACCAACTAATTTTTTACCAGTAGGTACAGTAAATAAACTTCTACATTCTTTACCAAAAGGTACAGACACACTTGGAATTTGTGCTAGGTTTGGAAACGAGTGACTTGCTCTGGCAGTTACCGTAGAATTAGTATTGCAAGTGCCATGTATTTTATTATTCTTCTCATGTTTTAACCATGCTTGTGTACCTGTAGCTAATTGTGCAATTCTTTTATCTAATAAAAAATGCTCACACAATACTTTTGCTTCAGGATATTCTAATTTACTTAATACAGTATCATCTAGTTTTGGTTTACCATCATTAGTAAATTCTTTAGCTTCCCAACCATACTTGTCTTTTAATCTTTGTGCTATGTGATGACGTGAACTAGGATTGAATACAGTTACTCTATCTTTTAATTGTTTACCTGTTTTTTCTGACACTCTGTGCTCAGTAATAGGTAAAAAGATTTTTTGTAATTGTTCTTCTAGCTCTAATCTTCTACTGTTTAACTTTGTATATAACTGTTGGGCTTTCTCTTTATTAAAAGTAAAACCATATTGTTCTTGTTGAAATATAATCTCTGCAACATTGTGTTCTAAATCCATTGCTTGTTGTGAGTATTGTTTTTTCTCAATAACATTAAATAAAGTGTGAGTAACATGAACATCTTGAATACAATATTCTAGCATACCCACACTAAATTCTTTCCAATCTGTATCAAACTGTTCTTTATATTCGCCCACCCTGTTACCCCACGCCTTTAAGCTGTGTCTGCCAATACAGTCTTTTGGAAAATTCTTATGTTTAAAATCTTGGTCTTTAATATCAGGGAATAACAATCTTGTTGCTACTATAGTATCAAAAACTTTTGCTTTTGATTTTAAATTATAAAACTTTCTAAGAACTGGTATGTCAAACTTAATGATGTTGTGACCAATAATTAATTCTGCTTCTTCTAATTTCTTTACAGCTTGTGCGTTGTTAAGATGTAGTATTTCATTTGTATCTATATTTTTTAATATAATACAATGCACTTTAGTTGCTGTATCTAAAAATCCATCTGTTTCTATGTCAAAACAATATCTCATAATATAATCTTCTTTATTTTTAATATGTTGCTTGATGGTATTGTGGTTATGTTACCAACATCTCCTAAAGAACCATCATCTTCAAAATTTACATCAGCAACTATGATATGCACGTTTAAATCTTTTTTAATTAACCAACCTGTTGATATACAAATTGTTGGTGTACTTTTCATAGCGTCCTTTAAATTTTTCCATGAGCTGTCAGAGTTTATATCACTCCATGTTAATTGCACATAGTCTGCTTTAAGTATTTTCTTTGTAACTTGTGGTAATGGTTTCATGTTAATGTAATGTGTGTGATTCTATTTGAACATTCCAAGCCGCATCTTCACCATTAAAAGCTAATGACAATAACGCATCTTGTAATAACATAGCTGAACTTTCTTTGCCAACATGTAAAGTTACAGTCTGTTTTGTTTTCTTTGCTCTACTGACTGCTTCCATGACATACATAGTCCAACTCATCATTTTCTTTTTTAGTCTTATCTCATCAGAAGTCATCTAACACCTCTGTTTTAACTTCTGCTAAACAACCTGTTGCTAAATCATAATGTAAACTACAAGCATTTCCTGTCTCACCAGAAAATCTATTTTTAAGTATTTGTAATTTTGCAATATTGTTTTCTGCTTTTAAGTCACGACTCATGGAAAGCACCATGTCAGATAGCTGAGCTATGGACTGGCTTCCTCTAAGACTGCTTAATGTAACTTGTTTGCCATCTTCAAAACCTTTGTCACCTTCTGTTGACCTACGTAAGTGACTAACTAAAATTAATCCAATGCCTGTCTCTTCTACAAGTGTTCTTAATTTACTTACAAAATAATCAATAAGTTTTCTTTCATCATTTGTATGTTCATCTCCAAGTGCAGACAAAGCCATGTGTAAATGGTCTAGTATTACCCAGTCTACATTACATGCTTTTGCTAAGTATCTTATTTTAGAAAGTAAATTATCTGCGGCACTTGCTCCGAAGTGATTGTATAAATAAAAATTACCATTACCAATAGTAGAGGTAAACGTGGTGTGTAATTGTTTTTCATCTATTCCTTCTCTTGTTAAATGTAATGGTTTCTTTAAATGCACACCCATAATTCCAAGTGCACTTCTTTTAACACTCTCTTCTAATGCTATGTAACCTACAGAATATTTTTGTTCTAATAAACTTAATGCAACATGTCTACAAAAGCTAGACTTACCAACTCCACTACCTGCTGTAACTGTAACAAGCTCACCTTTACGTAATCCATGAGTCTTATTATTTAAACATTCAAATGGATATTGTGCTGTAACATAAGTGTCTTCTGTTTGTATGTCATTCCAAATGTCAGCACCTAAAATAATACCATCAGGTCTGTATGCTTTACTTGACCAGATACAATCAGTTAATTCTTTTACTTTGTTTGCAAGTATCATTTCGTTTGCATCTTTAAGAGGTAACGTACATATCTTAGCTTTGTTAGGTGTAAGTAATTTTGCACATTCTATTGCACCTTTTTTACCTTGTTCGTCTTGGTCAAAACAAAAATAAACAGAATCAAATCCTTCAACCCATTCTAATTCTCTTTGTATATCTCTCTTAGCTCCTTGAGCTCCTGACTTAATACTTACAACAGGAAATTTATTTTGATTAATAGCGGATATGCTCATTGCATCTATCTCACCTTCTGTAACAATCAACATTTTGCCTTTGTCTCTCCACAAATGCTGACCAAACAAACCTGCTTCTCTTGCATCACCTAACCACTGAAAAGTTTTATCAGGGTATCTTAGTTTTTGTGCAATTAATTCTTTATCTTTATTATAGTAATTTGCTATTTGACAAGGTCTGCCAAACCACGCACCAGATTGGTAATTGAATTTTTGAACTGTGTTGTAATTAATTTTACGTTTTGTTAATTCCGTAATACTACCTTCTATAAATTCTTTACTGGTTTCTGTTGATACTGGGTTATTCAAATCGTTTCCTTTGGTTGTTGTGTTGCAAGAAAAACAGAAAGCATGTCCGTCTGAGTAAACAGAATTTGCATCTGAAGAAGAGCAATTATCACATGACGTATGATATAAAAACTCACTTTCTGTATTTTGCATAAAATTTTTTACCTTATTGTTTTGGGTTAAATGTAAGGTGTAACAGTATCTACTCTCGCTTCTCTGTTACACCTAACAAACTATCTCAACAACTCTGATACATCAAAGTGTGGAGATACGGAGTCAGCCACATCTCTGTGACCTACTACATCAACCTTGTACTTCTGTTTCAACTCTTTTATAAGTTTAACCAAAGCGGTGTACTGTTTGAACGTGAAGTTACAATCAGGTTGATTGTCTATGGTTCTTCCGCCTACTAGGCAGATACCGATAGAATTTTTATTAGATAGTTTTAAATTACCATCTGCGATATGAGCTCCTGCTACTTGCATGTCTCTACCGTCTTGCACTGTGCCATCTCTTTTAATTATTTTATGAAATGCACAAGAAAATAGACCGTCTTTACGGTGTTGTGTATCTATGTCATTCACATCAAAGTTTTCTTTTGGAGAAGACTCACTACTGTGTATAACTATATATTTTGTTTCTGTTCTCAAATTACTCATAACCATTCTCTAGGAATATGTTTGTCAGAATATTTAAAACCATATTTCTCACACCACATTCCGTATGTTGTTTTACTTTTTTTACTAATTTTTTGTCTACTGTTGCTAAAGATAAATCTTATGTCTAACTCAGGGTGTTGTTCTTTTATAAACCGCATTTTTTTTCTATCTGCTGAAGTAAATAAGCCTTTAGTCTCTATAAAAAATTCTTTTTCTTTTAAATAAAAATCAGGAGTATAAGTGTGTACTTTTTCTGGGACAGTGTATTTTAATTTAATTGTTTCAAATTCGTATTTAACTTTATTTAAGTCAAGCTCTTTTGATATTGCTATCTCTAAGCCTGACCTAAATCCGTACTTTAGACCTACTTGATTAGAAGTCAGCTTGTGATTGTGCCACTTCATTTTCAAATGTCTTGTCTTCTGGTGCAACGTAACCATCTTTTACTTCATCAAAGCCATAACCTTTTGAGTTACCTGCTCCGCCCTCTACAAGTTTAGTTATCTGCACTGCTCTTAATCTAAGGCTAACTCCTGCTCCTGCCATTGCAGTGTAATATGGTATCAACTCTGCTGATACTTTCATTTCACTACCTGACCAAACATTAGCGTCAATCATAGGTTTCCCTGAGCTATCAAAGATAGCAACTTTATTTGGAATAACTTTTCCATCTCTAGTTATGATTTTAGCTTTAGTCTTAAACTTGAAGATATGATTTCCAGTAGGTTTACCTTCAATAACTTCTTCCTCGTATGGAAGATTAGCCATCTTAGGTTCTTTACCTTTAGTCTTCTCTTTAGCAAGAGTAACACTTTTCTTCATCTCATTATCAATCGCTTTGACAACTGATTGAGACTCGTCTGACTTAACAATAAGATTAGTCTTATAATGACCATCTGCATCAAATTGTGTATCAGGGGTTGTAAGCCATGCGTATTGACTAACGCCAACTGGTGTTACAATCCTTACATTATTGTTTTTTGACATATATGTCTCCTTTTTATTGTCTAGTAGGGGTACTTTTCTGCCTATGCAAAAAAGAACCTACTTTTCCTCAATTCATTAATATCTAAATTACCCTTTTGAGGAACTTCAGGTAACTTATCATGGTATTTCTCAGGTAACTGTCTCAATACATCATTTCTGAAATTTTCTAATATATCATTTTCAGTAAACATATTGATAAACGCTTCTCTGAGACTTGTGTTTAGAACTTCTACGTCAGCCGCAGTAGTACCAAACGAGTCGTGAACATTACAAAAGTTAATAATACCATTATCCATTGCAACATTTACAGTTTCAATCATTGCGGCAGAGTCTACCGAGTGAACCAGATTAGGTGCAACTCCGTTACTCATTCGCAATTTGTCTGTTGTATCTTTTTCAGTATTAATACGAGGTTTAATAACCTCACCCATTAACATAGCCTTAACTCTTTTAGACTTCATTTCAGGGTATGATTGATATACTGGAAAGCCAACAGGCGTAACCCAGTGTATAGGCAACTGTAACCTAGACACAATACGTGCTATATCCTGTAAGAACTTCATTCCTACTCTTGCTGATTTTAAATTGTCACCAATGCTATCCCATATTATACTAGCTAAATAAGATGCAGGTTTAAACATGTCATCAACAAATGGGTGAACCTCTCCTTTGTCTTTACGTTTAGTTAAATCTTCAACTACAAAGTCAGTGCAAGAATATCTGGTACTTCCATAACAGATAGTCATAATACTTCTTTTGGTTGTTGAACGCTTAACTCCATAGTCAAGCCATTGCTGAGCGTAAGGTTTACCTTCTTTAACATGTTCTTTTAACTTATCAGTTACAGAATTTGCAACTAATTGATAAATGTCTTTTGGCTTATCACTTGGCAATAAGTTTACTAATGCACCTGCTTTTTCATCTCTAAGCATTAATGAATAAATTTGTAAACCATTACAAGAGCCATCAACATTAACTACAATGTTAGATACAAAGCCATAACCTTCAGCTTTAAATCTTTTCCACTCTTCAGCCCAAGCTAAAAATTGAAAAGCATTACTTGCGTCTTCCCATTGTCTATTTGTAAAAGGGTCTTCAACACATTTAAAAATCCAATCTTCATTGTCTTCAACCCATTGTACTCTGTCTTCTAATGATATTTTGTCTGCTCCATACATATTAGCTCCATGCACAGCCAACCAAAAATCACCTTTGTTTTCTTTTGTGATTGCTTTACCTTTTGCAAACGACAACAATGCTTTTGCACCATTGATAGATTGATAGTTAAGAAAAGCAGGGACACAATATGCTCTACCTCTAAAATCAAATTGCATTGGAAAGTATACTGTAGCATAAGTTTTAAACTTTTCACCTAAGTGTAAGATTTTTGCATACAACATTCTTTTAGAAAACATACGTGCATTTTCAGTGTGCACTACAACTGCTTCCTTCTTCCATTTACGTCTTGATTCTTTATTGTCTTTTATGTCGTGAGGCTTGTTGGGTACTGTAAGATTTGTAATTGGTGGCATACCACCTATAGACAGTCCTCTATCCCAAGCCTCAGCCATAACGCCTAGTATGTAGTTATTTATTTTAAATGCGGTTGTTTGCATAGCATTTACCGCCCTGTATACTTTAGGCATGTCAAAGTTAGCCAACTCTCTAGCAAACAATTTATTCTTTTGTTTAACTAAATCTAACTCTGGTAATTCCTTAGTCCAATAACCACCACCATGAACTGTAGACCACATCTTAGGCGGCATTACAGTCATCATGTAGTCAGGATTAAGTAATTCATTAAAAGCATTTCTATTTTTAATCCATTCTCTAGTCTTCTGAGTCTGTTTTATAATCTTAGCTTTTTTATGTTTGACAGTTTCTAAACCTATCTCAATCATACCAGTAGACTCAATCATAAGCTCTACTAATCTTAAACCTACGTGTAATTTTGTAGGTGTAGTCCACTCTTCCCAAGACATGATTTCATCACGTTTAGCACTCTCTCTAAGTTTTCTACGTTTGTAAGTATAATTCCAAGACCTTTTGTCTAAGTCTTGTTTGACTGTGTCGTATAACTCTGGGTTTAAATGTCTGAAATTTTTTAATGCAATCTCAGTCTCAACTTTACCACCCAAACTAATACATGTAGCAGTCAATGGTTTATATTGTGTAATAGTATTAATAATATGTTTACCAGTAATTAAAGCCAATATCTCAGGTTGAACTTCACATAACTTAGTGAAAGCAATAGGTGGTTTACATACAGTCCGCTTAGCGGTGTTTATAATCCAATCTCCTATGTGCATTGCTAAAGGTCTGATTGTATTGGCTACCATTACTTTACCGTAACTGGTAACACTTTCCTCTTCTCTCTCAATGTGAGAATGAAGTCTTTTATTGGTTCTTGTAGTCCCTGCAATAGCCATCTCTTTTTCATTAGCTTGTTGGTCAGGGAAAGTAGGCATTATTTCTAATATCTTGGTCATATTAACTCCTATAAGTTTATGTGTTAATTTGTGCTATCTACTATGGGTACTTTACTTGTAGTCCTCAAGTATAGACACAGCTTTTAATAGATTCTTAGGCATTAAATGTGCATATCTAAGCGTCATGTTGTACGACTTATGACCCAACCATTCCTTAATAAAGTGTAACTCTACTTTACCTGATTGAGCTAGTCTTGAAGCACACGTATGACGTAAACAGTGTATAACAAACTGTTTATCATTAGCTAAGCCCATGTCTTTTCTTAATCTAGTCCAAACACGCTCAGTCATATTATAGTCTAAATGGCTAAAATCACCCAGTGCATTTACAATAGCAACACAACGTCTAGTTAAAGGTACGCTCCTAGTTGTGCCATTTTTAGTCTCATCACCATACAACACAATAAAATACTTATTGTCTAATTTTTGTATAGCATCTTTTTTAAATGACAGAGCTTCACCAAGTCTAACGCCAGTATCTAGCAAAAATAAAAATAGACTAAGATATGGACTCTTGCCAAGTATCTTAATCATAATCTGCTCTTCTTCTACTGTCATAAATCTTAGTCTAGCTTTAGACTCTTCCTGCCATACTATGTGCGGAACTCTATTCATTTGGTATACGTTAGGTCTTTGATAAGCATATTTTAATATCTTACTAACACTCGCAAGATACCTGTTAATTGTAGAGCCCTTGATACCACGTTGTTTTAGATGTGACGTTAAATCTTCAATGTCCTCTTCGTGTATATCATTTGGGCTAAGCTCAGCTCCAAAAAATTTTAAACAAAGCTCAGCTCTACTGTCTTGACACTTTTCCCAAAGCATAGAGTCTTTTATTTCTTTTATAGTTTTCATGTCAGTCCTTTTTTGTTAATGTTTCTTTAATTAATAAAAACATGAAGCCCAAGATTAAAACCTTGAGCTCCATTGGTGCATCTAAAAATATTTCAATCATTAGAGCTAACCTTTACATCTTTAATAATCAAATTATCTTTTTTGTTTGTATAACTAATATTAACAATAGTACCTACAGGATATTTTGAAGGCAGTATTTTTAACATTTTTTTATATGACATAGCCTCAATATGATTTGTGCTTTTATCAGTATTCAAGCCGTCATTACAATTATAAGTATATCTCATATATTAATACTCCGCTTGTATTTCAAAACTAACTATAATTTTATTGTGTGAGCTACGCTCTGCGGCGTGTTTTGCTTCTGACACAATTTCCATTAAGTTTGTATAACTATCTTCAAATACAACTTTGTGCTTTTCTTTTGGCGTTTTGTGGTCTTTAAACTTACCCTTAACCCACTTGCCATTTTCTACTTCTACCTCTGTTATTTTTAACTTTTCTAAGCTCATAAACATAAGTCTTACTCCGTTGTTAGTTTGTTAATAAAAGCTCAGCTCATAGCTAAGCTCCGTATAATTGGTGGAGTAGGCGTAAATTGTCTGTGTTAATCTCTACGCCTATCTCCGATATAGTCACTATCTATATTAATTATAT